TGCGGTAGACAACCTTGAAGAAAGTGATCTGCGGATTACCAGTAAGGTAGACATCCTGTGCGCCGTAAGCTACTAATTGCATTAATCCTCCACCCATATAATATATAGCAATAAAATAATTATGAAAATGTAATTAATTAAATAAAAAATCTAAAAAATAAAAATGCGATTTAATCAACCTCTTCGACAGTAGCACCTGAAGCTGGAGCCGGTCCACCAGGCATACCACCAGGCATACCACCAGGCATACCACCAGGCATACCAGTAGGGGCACCACCAGGCATATTAGCACTAGCTTCTTCGTATAGTTTAGTCATGATTGGTTTACACTTTTCCTGCATCTCGGCAAGTTTGCTATCATAAGAGGCCGCATCTTCTGTTTGATGTGTTTCAAGCCATTTTTCGTTATTAGAAAGTTCTGTATTAAGAAGAGACAGTTCTTCTTCACTAAATTTTTCTTTTAGTTTTTCATTACTAACACTATCCTTCAACGAATAGATATAGGTCTCATATGTATTCTTGGATTCAACCCTTTTACGGTTCTGTTCATCTTCATCCTTGAACTTTTCAGCATCCTGTACCATCGCATCAATCTCGTCCTTACTCAAGCGACCCTTGTCATTAGTAATAGTAATCTTCTCCTTTTTACCAGTAGATTTATCTTCAGCAGAAACACTTAGAATGCCGTTCGCATCAACATCAAATGAAACCTGAATCTGTGGAACACCACGTGGTGCTGGTGGAAGACCAGTAAGTTCAAATTTACCTAGAAGATTGTTATCCTTAGTCATACTACGTTCACCCTCAAAAACCTGGATTAGAACACCTGGTTGATTATCTGCGTAGGTAGAAAAGGTTTGTGTTTGTTTAGTAGGAATAGTGGTATTCCTGGAAATCAAATTAGTCATAACGCCACCAGCAGTTTCAATACCAAGAGATAAAGGAGCAACATCAAGAAGTAGAAGGTCATTCACTTCACCATCCGCATCACTATTTGTTAGAATAGATGCCTGGATAGCCGCGCCATGTGCAACCGCCTCATCTGGGTTAATAGATTTACACAATTCTTTACCATTAAACATATCACTCAATAGTTTCTGAATCTTGGGGATCCTTGTAGAACCACCAACCAAAACAATTTCAGTAACATCCGCCTTATCCATTTTAGCGTCCCTCAAAACCTTTTCAACTGGATTTAGACAATTCTTAAACAGATCCTCGCACAGAGATTCAAATTTTGCCCTTGAAAGAGAACTATAAAGGTCAATACCATCAAATAGAGCATCAATCTCGATAGAAGCATTAGAACTTGATGAAAGCGTCCTCTTAGCCCTTTCACAAGCAGTTCGTAGACGACGCACAGCCTTTTTACTAGATGACATATCCTTCTTATTCTTACGTTTGAACTCTTCAATAAAATGATTCACAAGGCGACTATCAAAATCTTCACCTCCAAGATGAGTATCACCAGCAGTTGCTTTCACTTCAAAAATACCATCATCAATAGAAAGAAGGGACACGTCAAATGTACCACCACCTAGGTCAAAAATTAGAACTGTTTTTTCTTTACTAGATTTGTTGTCCATACCATAGGCAATTGCAGCGGCTGTAGGTTCATTAATAATACGGATAATATTCAATCCAGCAATAGCACCCGCATCCTTTGTTGCCTGACGCTGTGAATCATTAAAATAAGCAGGGACTGTCACCACCGCATCAGTCACTTCATAACCAAGGTAACTACTCGCAACCTCTTTCATTTTAGTAAGAATCATAGAAGAAATTTCTTCTGGATGGTATGTTTTTTTTTCGTTTTTATATTCAACCTCAATTACTGGTTTATCATTATCATCACCCTTAACCGTAAAAGGCCAGTGTTTAATGTCTTGTTGAACTTTAGAATCATTAATCTTTCGACCAATTAAACGTTTCGCATCAAAGACGGTATTTGTAGAATTAATAGCAGACTGATTTTTAGCAGCTTCACCAATAAGTCTTTCTGTATCAGTAAACGCAACATATGATGGGGTAGTCCTGTTCCCCTGATCATTTGCAATAATCTCAATTTTTCCATTTTGCCACACACCAACGGCACTATATGTAGTACCAAGGTCAATACCAATAGCTAGTTTTTTAGATTCTGTCATCTTAGATATTATAATAGTTATTTTTTTAAATATATTTTTTAAAAAAAAATATATTTATTAATGAAATAAATTAATATAAAAATAATTATAGTTTTAAACACATTGATTTCTTATTGTAATTTTTGTGCATAGGTGCTCCAAAATAATTTAATGGAAAACGACCAGATCCTTTTTTAGTTTTAGGTTTGATACATGTAACATAACGCTTCTTTTTAGAAGTTAAACGAGAAAAACATCTTAATTTTTGTGCCTTTTTGGTTTTCTTAACTGATGATTTTTTTTTGCGTAGTGGGTCATTTTTACCAAATTCTTTACGCGCTTTTCTATAAGCTTTTCCTGATTTTTTTAATTCCTTAATTACTTTCTGTTTCTGTTTCGCTAATTTATTAACACTGTTTCGTTTCACTGATTTAACCATATAATTATATACAATATTTTAATTAATCCCGACAACAGGAATATCCGAGTTGTTATCAGCATCAAGGTTAGATATATCATAATCTAGACCCATGTTCATATCACAAAAGTCTTCGTCATCACCCCAAGATTCAATATTCTGAACTTCTTCTGGAGTATTGTTAACATTCACTAATTTAGATTCATCCATTAGAATATTAATTGAACCAGTACCACAAGGTGCAATCTGTCCAAGCATAATATTGGATGACACGCCAGATAGCGTATCTTTTTCGCCAAATACAGATGCCTTAAACAACTGGTCTGTAGTTTCTTCAAAAGATGCCTTTGCAAGAGGACCGATGTTATCACGATTAATACCAAATCTATCAATAGACATCATATTACCATTTTTGGTCATCATATCACATAGAAGATTTAGATGCCTATAATTTACATAAGAACCACTACCCTCAATGACTTCTTTGATTTCCATCATGATAATATTTCTAGCGGCTTCAATACCAAAGATACTAAACATTTCATATACATCATTTGTAATAGTCCTTTCCAAATCGATGTTATTATGTTGTAGAACCTCAATTAAATTTGTACCATTTGTATCAAGGATCCACTCTTCTTTATTAACATATGAATTTTCAGACTTTACCTTTTTATTTTTCTTGAACATAGAAATGTTTTTGATACGTTTAACACCCTTAATTACAACCTTTTCTAGTAGATTATTAACTGTATTTTTAATGTAATTAATATCATTAATCTTGCTAGAATCACCTTTCTTCTTTTTCAACACACGGATACGGAAGATTAGTTTATTACTGTTATCATCAGAGTAAACACAACTTATATCTTCAGAAAATAGAACATTTAGTCTGTAATATAGAAGTTCCATCGTAACATCTTTATTGAGCATTTTATCTTTATTAAGTTCTAGACGAATAATCCAATTAGATGACTGTGTGTTATCTTTGAGTTCATCGTCCATTTCACTAAACATTTTATATATTTGAAGTAATTCTCTATCTTCTTCGATTAGAGTTTCATTATCATCTGGATCATAGTAGACATTGACCGAATTTAGAATATCTACGAGCTTAGTAAGTTCCATTTCATTAAGAATACTTTGGGACTTGAATTTATCATATGAAATATCATCTTTAAGGTAAACCGTTAGAGAAGGTGCTTTCAAATTCTTAGAAAGATGTAGAAGTTCTTTTAGTCGTGGAACACCACGAGTAACATTAGATTTGGATGAAATACCAGCAAAATGGAAGGTATTCAAGGTCATCTGAGTAGCTGGTTCGCCAATAGACTGTGCAGCAATCGGACCAACCATTTCATTCGCCTCAATCTTACTATTTGTATACAGTTGTTTAATATTGTCGATAATATAATTAAATGCTATTTTGTTAATCCTATGATATTTTAGTAGATACTTCGGTGAAAGATAATTCCGAAGAAGAATATTAAACAATAAGTTATTAGATATAATATTATTAATAGGTAGAATTTTTGTAAGTTCTTCGATTCTGTTAATAACATATAGTGGATTTAGGTCTGATAGATGGGTTCCTTTAATTTTAAATGTTTGTTTTGCGTTATTAATAATTCTGAATAGATTGATTGGTAGACTAATAGAAGTATTTTCATTGTTTTTAAAAACAACTTCATTTACGAAATCGTAATCACTTTTAATCATATCAAAATATTCATCCAGTTTTTTTTTGTAATCTGGAACATTTTTAAGAGCTTTTACTACATTTGACTTTAGGAATGTACTAAAGTTATCATCATTAAATTTATGGATTTCTTCGATTTTATCAAATGATTTTCCCATATAATCTAGATGTTGTGTCTCTATACTGATATAACTAAATCCGTCATCGCCATAAACAAACTGTATAATTTCTCCTGCAGCATTTCTTACAGACAAGTCATAGAATATCTTATTATCTTCCATGGCTTTCATCAACTTACGCTGAATATAGCCGGTTTCACTAGTTTTAACAGCCGTATCAATCAAACCTTCACGACCACCCTGCGCGTGATGATAGAATTGCGCCGGTGTAAGACCCTTGATGAAGGGACGTTCAACAAACCCACCACTTTCTGGACTTTTATCGAATTTACAGAAATGAGGTAGAGTTCTATAATTGTATCCGTTAGGAATCCGTTTACCATCTACATTTTGCTGTCCAACACAGGCAATCATCTGTGCAATATTAATAGATTTACCTTTAGACCCAGCAGAAACCATATTAGTCATCCTATTATCCTTACTCAAACTACTAAGAGCAATCTTACCTGCCTCAGCAATAGCTTTGTTTAGAATATTGTTTACACCCTTTTCGAAGTTATCGAGAACCGAAGTTCCATTATTGTTTTCAATCGACTGTTGATGAGTGTTTTGAATCAACTTAGCAACTTCCTTCTTCTTACTAATAATCTTTTTTTCAATCTTAGCATTAATCAATCTATTAGATATAAGATCACTAATACCAACACTAAATCCAGACTGAACCAAATATCTTGTAACAATATTTTCTGTGTCGTCTAGGAATTGTTTTGCTCTTAGGTGACCGTAATCATTATGAATAACATGAATAATACCTCTTGTACCAGAACTCAATACCTTTTTATCAATTCTACCCTGAATTAGAACTCCATTTTTAATAATAACGTGATTGATGGCATCTTCATGGTCATCATAAGAATTATTTTTGATATCAATATTAAATCCGGGTGGAAGAATAGTAGAGAACAACTGTCTTCCAGACCACCTATTAGGATTTGTTTTTTCTGGTTCAGGAAGAATACCAGAGAATGTAGAGATAAACATGAGAATATTCATCATATCTTTCTCCAAAACATAGATACCATCATTGGTTAATCTGTTAAGACCAAGCAAACTATCCTGGACGAGTGTAATAATCGGTGTATGAACCCTTGGACTAATAAGTTGATAGTCAACAAGAGCAATATTTCTAATATCAATCATAGACTGAAGTGACTGTGGGACGTGCATATTCATTTCATCGCCATCAAAATCAGCATTATATGGTGTTGTAACACTAACATTCAACCTAAATGTAAAGTAGTCTAATACCTTAATTTTATGTGCCATCATACTCAATTTATGGAGCGAAGGCTGACGATTAAATAGAACAACATCTCCATCCATAAGATGTCTATGGACGATATCGCCTTCAGATAGTTCAAGAGACTCTGTATCTATATATAGCAATGAAACAGTCTTTTTAAGATTCTTTTTTTCAATGCTTTTTGCACCTGGATATTTATTAGGACCATTTCTAACAATAGTTGTAAGTTTATTAATATTAAACTTATTCACCATTTCGGGTATAGTGAGATTTTTAGCGATTTTCATAGGAACACCTAGCTCATTTGTCTTGAGGTTTGGGTCTGGAGTGATTACACTACGAGCACAGAAATCAACACGTTTACCCATAAGATTACCTCTCATACGACCTTCTTTACCCTTTAGTCTTTCTTTAATAGACTTAATAACCCTACCAGAGCGATGAGTAGATTGATTAATACCTGGAATATTATTATCAATATATGTTGCAATATGATACTGTAGAACAGATGCCCATTCATCTATAGTATTTTCTAGTGAATTTTCAGCTTCTAGTTTCTTTTTAATATGATTATTAGTCTTAAGAATATCTATAAGTTTATGAGTCATATCATCTTCACTCCTTTGTCCATTACCCTGACGGACCGATGGACGAACTGTAGGAGGTGGAACTGGTAGGACCGTACAGATGAACCATTCTGGTCTACACCATTTAGGGTTGAATCCCACGATAGCACTGTCTTCATCTGTAATACGTTTAAATATTTTAAGAATCTTTTCTGGAGAAAGGTGTTCAGTTTTATTCTCATTGTCAACATCAGAACCGATTGATTTCCAAACAGCAGAAATTTTTATAATACCTTCCTTAATAAATTTGGTAGGTGTAAGAGCACCACACTTATGACAAACCTTTGTTTTAGATGTTTTCTTTGTAACATATGCCATCTTATCTTTATTCTCAAGAGTTTCAATGTAGTCTAGATCATCTTCACTCAATTCGACAAGTATATTAGAACAAGTAATGCAAAAGTTTTTAAGAGTTGAGAAAACCATATTTAGAAATTGGATATAGATAACTGGTTTAGACAATACAATATGACCAAAATAACCAGGACAGTAACGGTTATCTAGCAAATCTGTCGGACAAATTTTACCATTATCAATAACACCCATCCTCGGATCAAATAATCCATTAATAACAGGTTCTCCTGAATTATCGTAAAGTATAGTTTCTGTAACATGACAAACCGATCTATTTATAACTTCATCCGGCGAAGAAACGCTAAATTGAACACCAGTGACATTTCTAATCTTGGATGTGTATTCGAGTTCTTGATTGGAGGACATTATATATAGTGTAATATATTTTTCTTAAGTTTATTATTCAATTTTATTAAAAATTAATTAAATGAATTATTAAATTATAATATTAAAATTAGTAGTTACCCGATCAGGTATACCTTATTTTAATTCTTATAATACTATAATAACCATATTCTATGTATTATATTTGTGTTATTAATCGTTATTTTAATGATTACAAAATTAAAACTAAAACAAAATTTTGTTTCTAATTCTAATAACAACAAACTTACTATAGTTACCTCTTATTTTAAAGTTAATCGAACACGTAAACTTGACTACACAAATGGAAGAACAAATATGCCTAAGGATAGTGATGGTATCTATAAGGAATGGATGAAAGGGCTATTATCCTATCAGGGACCAATGATCATCTACACCGATAACGAGACGTATAACTATATTAAAAAACTTCGTAAAAATTTCAAAGAAACCAAGATTATTAAAATGGAAATAAGTGAACTTCCAACCTATAATTTTTTTAAAAATAATAAAAATAATAATAACAAATACCCAACTATGATATGGAAGGAACATGCTGATAAAGATATAAATAAAAAACTCTATACTATTTGGAGTTCAAAATTACCGTTGCTGGAAACCTCTGTAAATGACAATCCATTTAATACATTTTATTTCGCATGGTTTGATATAGGTTACATCCGCGACAAAGACAAAATCCTAGGTGTGGATTGGCCGTGTAAAGACAAACTTAAAATATTAAATAATAAAGTTGTTTTTAATATTGTATATGGGGGACCAACTTGCAAAGAAGGTGGAAGTACAACAGGTGGATTTATAGGATGTAATATAAATAATATCTCAAATATTAGTAAATTATATGTGAATAAAATAAAACAACGAATAAAAAATTCTACTCTAAATGGAAACGACCAACCTATTTATAATGAAATTCGATGTGAACAACCACATTTAATAAAAGGAATAAAAGGAATAAAAGGCGTTAAATCGAAATATTGGACAGATGTTCTACACAATGAATGGTTCTATGCTATACCCTACTTTTTTGATAGAAAGTATAAGTATTAGATGTAGTAAATCATTTATTTATAAATCATTTAAACACAACTAAAAAATAAATATAATGCTATTTTACATTAATCTTGGATTAAGTCTTCTTGTTTTATTAAATTTTAAAACTTGTATATCATATATTGCAAAATACTATATAATTGGGGAAATATATGTTACCGACTATATCTATAAAAATCGTAAACAAATTACTTATTATAATCTAGAAAATTTTAAAAAGATAAATGATTGTTCCGAAAATAGTATAGCTAAAATCGAATATGAAGATAAACTAAAATATTTAATTACTGATAAAAAAATAGATAAAAATGAAATAGAACAATTAATTAAATCACCTAAATTTTTTCTATCAGTAGAACTAACGCATAACAATACTACGACCGATGTAACCTCTGAAATAAATATGCTAATTGAAACAAAAAGTTATAATTTTAATCCTAAAACAGCACAGATTTTAATGTTTATTAAAGATAATTCTAATACAGATAAAATTACAGGGAATGTTAACTGGGGGATTATAACCAATAATGCTCAAATGTATAATACAGATAATATAATATTAAATATTAAAGGAAATAATATATTAAACCTTAAGGACTAATATTATTAATAACATGACACCTTTAAATAATAACTGGGTTATTTGGTATCATGATAATAATAATGATTGGACTATCAACGGTTATAAAAAAATTTATGAGATTACAACTATTGAGGATTTTTGGGAAATATATCTACGTCTAAATAATTATATTTTATTGAAAGGACAATTTTTTTTGATGAAAAAAGGGATTGAACCTATATGGGAAAATGAAGAAAATGTGAAGGGTGGTTGTTGGTCATATAAAATTAACAAAAATGATTCATTTATGTCTTGGTTGTATCTTTCAATAAATATCTGTGGGGAAATTATTACTAAGGATCATAAAAATATTGATAGTATAAATGGAATTTCGTTGAGTCCAAAAAAAAACTTTTGCATAATAAAAATATGGAATAATGATAGAACTAATATTGAAAATATTCTCGTTGATAAAATTAATAATATTAATCTTTCGTTGTGTTTATATAAAAATAATAAGGAACGTAACTAGTTTTCTTTATCATCTTCAAATTTAGGTGCAAGACACAATTTTATTTCACCTAGAGACGCAATACTATATTTAGTAATTAGTGGATAATCATTCTTTAGGAATAATTCTACTGAATTACATAGATTTGTACATTTACTAAACAATACAAGATATTTTAAAGAATAAATACCCTGTATTATATTTTCATCCGATTGATGAAAGGTTAACCCATTATTTGAAGCTCCTATACAAGTTTCTTGATGAGCGAACTGACCATCACAGCTAAATATTAGTTGTTTACCTATACTTTTAATTTCTATTTCTTCAGCAATATTTGACATATCCCTACAAATCTTTTGAAAATCAATTGAAGGCATTGTTATAACAGATTCAAATTCTGGGGAGGGAACCTGTAGTTCATTATCATTCAGATCCATTAGATTAAGATTAAATTTAGTTATGGAGTTTTTCTCACTATTTTCAATTTCGATATTCAATACACAAGTATTTTCCTCGGTTACATATAGTTTCAATATATCATTATTACCCATAATTTTCATTAATTTGTAAAAGTTTAGAAGATTTATGCCTAAAAGCAGCTTTTTTTTACAAACGTATTTCTCAAGATTTTCTGAGTTAATTCTTAAGTGAACTAAAACAGTGTGTGTAGAATCCATTGCAACTATTTTTAAACCATGTTCATCAAACTCAAAATTAGCATCAGTTAAAATTTCCTTTAGAGCCTCTATCAAGATTCTAAATGCAGCTGCCTGGACTGTGTGAAATTCAAGAATATTCATTATTCATTTTATTTAAATTATCCCTTTAAGTATTTCTTTTTAAAAAATATCGCCAACAATAATACTAGATAAAGAGCATAAACACAAACTAGATATTAATCCTACTAGTTTATCTTTCTGTCTAGCTAATATATAAAGAGACATTATATAGGTACTAATACCTATAAATAATATAAGATAATCTATATTATATATTGGAGCTATATTCACCTTACCTATTGTTATTTCTTTCTGGATTTCTTCGACTTCATTAACGAAATATGATGCTATATTTTCTGGTATTAATTTAATGACTGTATCACTAAAAATTATTAGTAATGGTATACCAAATAATAGATAAAATAAACTAAAACTCAATGCAGTTGGACCAAATGAAGCTGCTGACATTACGGTTAACACAATTATTATTAAAAATAACAAAAATAGTGTCTTTTTATTTTTGAATTTACCCTTCGTCTTAACTGAATTTAATTTAATAGGTTCTTCTATTTTACTCATTATTATAAACTAAGTTAATATATTTATTATACTTGTAACAAATTAATAAATTTTTGTCCTATAAATATCTAAACACAATGTTGATATATTTAAACTTTCGCTTAAATGACGACTTATACCCCTAATATACGTACCACTACCTACATTCGCCTCTATTTCTATTACCTTATAATCACACTCTATTATATTCTTCCATGATTCCAAAATTTCTTCCTGTCTAAAATCATGTTTCTTATCTAATCTACCTATATTTGTTTTAACATATTCTATAATTTCTCCCTTATCCATCTCATAACCATCTAGAATGCTTATCTTATTTATCATAATAGTTTGATTAGGATAGTCCTTTATTTCATCACGTTTATTATATTTTCCATAATACCATAATGGTTTCCCGTTATACCTTTTTGATGAAAATAATGGATAGGGTAATTCTTGTTTACCTACCAATGAACTTATTTTTTCTCTTAATCTAGGTATATCTATTTCTGTTTTATTTCCAACTATTTTACCTAATACATCATTTGTATCAGTTTCTACACCACATAATAACTTGAATTTATAGATTTTATTTAAATTATTGTAATTATATTGTTTGTAACAGTCTTCATCCGTCAATAATAATAATGTTCCATGCGCCATAGGATCTAATCTCCCAGCATAACTAATCTTTTTATATTTTACTGATTTTACCGATTCTACTATTTCTAATGGAGTTTTTCCTATTGGTTTGTAAACATAAATTAATCCCATCTATATTAGTCGCACGTTTGATGTTTAAATATTAACATTATTCCTATAATAATAATAATTAATACCATACTACCGAGTATAATATGATTATACCTTTCAACTATAGATTTTTTATCATCAAAAAATGTATTCCTTTTGCAAGCCATATTAATTTGTTATGAGAAAATATTTTAAAATAATATTCTATATGTTTAAATTAATAATAGTTATAGTTTTATCTATAATTTTATTTCTTATTTTATCAAGAAATGTAGAACAATTTAATGACAAAAAAAATAATGATTTTTTTAAAGACAAAATAGTTTTAATTACTGGTTCTACAAAAGGTATCGGTCTTTCAATTGCTAAAAAAATATCAAAAACTGGTGCTATAGTTATAGTAAATGGTCGTGATGAAAAAAGACTAGAATCAACCGTGAAACTGTTAGAAAAAAATAATAAAAATAAAGTTAGTGGTATTCAGGCTGATATTTCATTAGAAGAAAATATAGTTAAAATGTTTGATGATATTATTAAAAAATATGGACGAATTGATATTCTTATTAATAATGCTATTGGTAGATACGGTAAAAAAAAATTAAGTGACAAAAAAATCAGTGATTGGAAAAAGGAACTTGATACAAATGTCAACGGTGTTTTTCATATTTCGCAAATGGTTATTAATCATATGAAAAAAAAAGACCTTCCTTGTAAAATTATAAATATCAGTTCTCCTCTCGCTAAACATAGAGATACCACTGCTAGTTCTGGTAGTATTGCTCTAGAAAAAAATATGATTGAAAGGATGAGTGACATCCTTGCACATGAAAACTTTGAAAAAAATATTTCTATTTCTGTTATTAGAATTGATAGTGGTAATTATAAAAGTAAAAGAGTTGATACTAAGAATATGGATAAAGGTATTATTAAAAGTACATATGAAAGCTTAAATAAAGTAAATGATATGTTCTATGATAACCCTGATAGTATTACTTCAATGTTTATAGATATACTCAAATTACCTCATCACCAATTAACCGGAAAAATATATTCTACATCATCCTATGGTGATAATAAAAAATTATCTAAAATAGTCCCCGCGTATCAGTTAATGCTTAATAAAAATCTTTTTAAAAAATATAAATTTACGAAAAAAAAGGCAAATCCAGATGATATACATATTACAAAACAAAACCCTTACGGTGCTTCAAAAAATATTAAAAAATTTCTAAAAAATTATGACCTAAGTAAAAGTATGTTTAATGTTAATACTGATAATGATACTATACTAACTAATAAATTAGCAGAAGAATTAGGGGTTAACAAAAATGAAATCGTTTTGTTTAAAACTGAATTCGATGCTATAAAAAAAATATTTTCTCTATTTGTTCCAAAATATAGTAATATTTTTTCGATGTATCCTAGTTCTGAATATATAGAACTTCTATCTAATGAAATGAAATTTGGTATCAAATATACAATTTTTACAGTGAATGACAAAAAAATACAACCCAAATTCAAACACATTTTAAGTTATATTACACCCAAAACAAAATTAGTTTATCTATCCAGTCCAAATGTAATAACCGGTCAGTCTATAATAGGTAAGGAATTTATAGAATTTCTCGATAAACTAAACGATAATATTGTTATTGTTATAGACCAAACATATCTAGATTTTGTTATAAAAAAACAACAATTTGACCCATTTAAATATCTAAATAAAAATGTACTTATTATAAGATCATTTAGTAATTTTTATGGATTTGAAAATCTTGAAATGTCATATGTTATTGCAAACAAAGATATATCACTCCTATTAAATGAAAGTAATATTATTCAAAATCAAACTGATAGACTATCAGAAGAAATTGCCCTACAGTGTTTAAAAGATAAAACACACTCTAAATTTATTAAAAATGAAATACACAAAGAAAAACAAAGATTATATAAAATTTTTGACAGAGAAGATATCGACTATTTCCCAAGCGAAGCAAACTATATATTGATTGACCCCAAAAAAAATAGAGAAGAAATTTCAAAAGAACTTGTTAGCAATAATATTATTATTGAAGAAAGTGATCTTCACTATAACAACTACTGGCCTCTACCTATATCTACAAAAGAAAATAACGATAAAATAATAGATATATTAATTAGTAGTTTTTAATAAAATTTTTATAATCTTGTAAATATTATATGGATGTTAGAATTGATAATTACCAAATTCCAGAAATAATGGATAGTGAATTTTTTTTTGCTGGAGAATGGGTTGATGAGAATGCTTGCTATACCTTAACCAATGGCAAATTTAATCCTATGACTCGTGGTCATGACGCTATTATATTAAATGCGTTTGAAATGGCACACAAGAAACGTCTTGGAGGATGTCAGAACAATCATGTCTTTGTATTTACCCCACCCAAAGATGCTTATGTTACAGGTAGTAAAAAATTCTCGAATAATGCTAAAAAGGTAGTTCTATGCGATTATGACCGGGTTATGTTTCTTGCCGAGTTGTGTAGAAATATTAATATGAGACATTTTAGTGGAAGTCCTATTACTTTCAGTATTGTACCTCTTAACCTTTATACATTAAATTCGGTTTTTAAAAATTTAAATGTGCAAAAAAGTCTTGGATCTAATCGGAATAAAACCAGCGGTATGCCTAGACAGAATATGAAAAAAGGCCAGGAAGAACAGTTTATAGATATTATTGACGATATTTATAAAAAAACTGGTAAAGTACCTGTAGAATACGCAAGTTCCTCATTAGTTAGATATGCTATTAACCACGAACGGGAAGATTTAGCTAAACAACTATTATCTGATTATATCGATGCCTCTAAAAAGAATTTTATACTCAAGTGCTATAAAGAAAGAAAGGCTTTACATTCTACTTTACAAAAAAGCAAACCTATGAAAAGTAAAAGAAAAAAAGATAGTAGAAAAACAAGAACTAAAAAAGTAAGTAAAAATTACAAGCTCTAAAAAATAGTTTAAAATAGATTATATTATAATTAGTTGTTTATTTACATATCTTTAATCATACGATTAATAATGTCTAGTGTCTTTTTATCATTAAAACTACCATTCTTAGACTGTATCCATTTATCAATGATTGTTCTCTGTTCTTCGTTACACTTATCATTATTCCGGTTATCTTTGAGTGTTCTCCTTTCTACTTTATTAGGTTTATTAGTAAAGTCATACGGTTGTTTACCTGTCTTGTTCAAAGGTTCATCTGGTTGAGCTACCCCTTGACCTGGCTTGCTCTCTGGTTCTTTCTTTTCTAGTGCTTTAGTTTCTTCTTCTAGTGCTTTAGTTTCTTCTTCTAGTGCTTTAGTTTCTTCTTCTAGTGCTTTAGTTTCTTCTTCTAGTGCTTTAGCTTCTTCCTGAGCCTTCTTTTCCAGTTCTGCTTTAGCCAAAAGATCCTTTTTAAGTTGCTCGGTTACTTTACGCTGTTCTTCTTCTTCTTGGAGATGTACTGTATATTCGGTCTGTGCAATAGAATATTCCTTTTCTAGAAGTTCGTGTAGATCTTCGTCATCAAATTTATATCTGTTTGCTTCTTCCAATAGTTTAAGTTTTTCATCTGGGCTTTTAGTTTTGGCATTAGAAATTTTACTCTTAACAACACTAATAATATCACAGTTTACAATATATTTTTCGGCTTCTTCATGACTCATACTATGTTCCTTCATAATCGTATGAATCTTTGCTTCACTGATTTCGGCATTTGCTTTTTTTTCAATCAGAATACTGATATCATCAACCAATTGATTAACCCGTTTCATAATTTCAGTATTTTTCCTTTCTGTTTTTGTGCTATCATTTGTTTTTTTCTTTTCCTTTACTTCAGCTTTAGACTTACAATATTTAATAGTCAAATCATCTTTATCGAAATAACTTGTTTTAAAATCAACCAGATACTGATATTTTTGTTTTATAGTTTCTAGATTAACATTAGATTGAATAAGCTGTGTGTTATTACAGTTTTTTATGAAGGCAATAGTTGTTTCGGCTAGATTAACTTGTTCAATATGTGTATTCTTTAGATTGTTAATATATTTTTCATACATATCATTGCACTCAGAAGCCTTTTCTTGCAAGATTTTAAGCAAAGTTTCATCAATTTCTTTGTTATCATCTACGATTTCTTTCCAGGTTGTTAAACCCATTTGGTCATCCATATACTTAATATCTGTTAGTTTATGATTTTCATATTCAAAGGTCATATGACACATATTACCTCTCATTTCACTATTAGACATAAAGCGTCCAATATCTCCCAATCCTGTTAGAGGATTTTTAGTATTACATAGACGATTATTCCTGTAAATATCGATACCTGGATGTGTTCCAAGAAGTTCATTTTTTTTTAGTGTTTGTTTGAGAATATAGAGTGTTACCAACCCAACTTTCATCAGATTATTATTATCAACATTATTATCTTCATCATCAGAATCCTCAGTAGCAGATGGAATAAATATGTCAGATGTAAATACATCTTTATCTACATCATAGTAAACCACATACATTTTTTTTACTCTAAATTCACCAAAGGGACAATGTTCACTTGGAATAACACTAATCCCATTGATAACAAATTCTACGTTGCTTCCTTCTTTATGATATGCCCTTTTAAGATGCCTAACCAAATTATCACAAGAGAACCTTTGTAGGTAACGATGGTTTAGTTCCAAATCAAATTCACTCCGATTTTCACCGTTGTATTCAACTGTATTATAAAGATTAGTGGGAATGTAGGTATTTTTAGATTGCATCTCAATAAAGTTAGTACCGATTGAATGTCCGGTGTTATCAAAATAACTTGTGATATGAATATATTTAGCAATATTGATTAGAGCTTTGTAACCACCCTTACCATATTTACCAATCTTATTAGTAGCAACATCTAGGTTCCTCTCCCCCAATCTAAAAAATCTTTCTAGTGCTTCCCTTGTTTTAAATCCTTGTGGAGAATAATCAACATACAATAGTTTACCAGTATTAATATCATAAGTAATCGTAATTTTTTTAGAACCACCCCAGTCCAAAGAATTATCAGTAAGTTCTAGAATAGATGTTTCAAGACCAGGTCCATCCCGACTAATATCTTCAAACCTTGACGTCACAGATTCCTCGAATTTGGAAAGAGACATGTTTATTGTTTATGTGTATTAATTAATAGAAACAATATCTGAATTCAATTTTAATAAATATTAATTCTTTTTATTATATTAATGTATAATGAAATATTTATATGTTTTTATAATTGTTTTGTGTTGGTCTATTAATCCATTCCTAAAAAAAATTGTTACAAACCATATACAACCGATCGAATATAATATATATAGCAATACTCTTAGTTTTATATACCTTATAATGTTTTCACTCTATCAAAATAAATATAATATGTCTGGAATAACAATAAATATAGCGAATAAACTAAGCAAAAATCATATTGGTATTATGATGATTGTATCTATTTTAACACTTGTTCCATCTTATCTTATGATTGTTCTTAACCAAAAATATAGTGTTTCAGGTATTACAGCGGTAGTTCAGTCGCTAAATATAATAGTAACAACAATAATAGGTGTTGTGTATATGGGTGATCCAATAAATATGACAAAGATAGGAGGTATCTTAATGACCTCTTTAGGAATATACTTATTACAATAATTTATATTAATATATTATATGCTTAAAAAAACCAAAAAAAATAAAAAACCTATTAAAAAAACAAAATTAACAAAAATGGAAGGGAAAAGGATTCCTTGTATTAAAATCAAAACGCGCGTTAAAGATGATAAAGTTAAAAAAAATCCATATAAATGGAAAACTTTAAAAACTAAAAATATGTTTAAAAACAAAAAGATAGTTGTGTTTTCACTACCAGGGGCTTTCACTCCTACCTGTTCGAGTTCACATCTACCTGATTTCGACCAGAAATACAATCAATTAAAAAAAAAGGGTATTGATGAGGTTTATTGTTTTTCTGTTAATGATGCGTTTGTTATGCATAACTGGAAAAATAATCTTAAAATTAAAAAGGTTAAATTAATACCAGACGGTAATGGCGAATTTACTAAAAAAATGGGAGCTCTTGTTAAAAAGAATAATCTTGGATTTGGTGATAGATCATGGAGATACTCTATGATTGTTGATAACGGTAAAATAATAAAGGTATTTAGCGAACCAAATATGAAAGATAATCATAAAACAGATCCCTTTTCAGTTTCGAGCGTTCATTCTGTATTAAAATTTATTGGTTCAAAAGGTTTGTAAACTGATCATAATGGTGGCTTAAAGAATCCTTACTACTATGTTTTGTTGAACTGGTTGCTGCTGCACCTTCCTGAACTGTAGGTTTTGTCTTTGCGGTCGTGTTAGATGTTGTGTTATTAAATACCTTTTCAGAAACGGTATTTTCCATAATATCTACTAATCCTTTTATAGTTTCTTTCATACCTCCTCCTGATTTTACTTTAGTTTTATTCATTAATATTATACAATATTTAAACTGATTCTATTATTTCTTCTCTACTATATTCCAAATCATAATCTATAAAAAGAACTATAATAACAAATACAAATAGAGTTGTTGAAGACATAAAATGCCAGATATCATGATTATCAAAATAATTAAATAGAACACATTCTCTATTTAGTTTATTCGAATCTTGGATAGATACAAATGTATCATAGTCGGTGTTTGTATAAAAAAAGAGAGATATAATTAGAAGTATTAGATCTAATAGAATTAACCAGAATATAAATGGTCTAATTTTTTCTTTGTTAATTATTTTTGTAATCAAATAGTATATAAAGTAAATAGACAAATTTACTATACCTATACAAAGTAACCATCCAGTAAAATAGGGTTTAAAAAAGGATGCATATACAAGCATACCTAATGTAAAACTATTTGAAAATAGAATCAACCAGAATTTTGGATTCCTAATTAAATTATCATTTCTAATAAGGTCTATAAATATTCTTAAACTTTTTAAATCAAAATCATACATTTGTCTACTATAAATATAGATAGACGTAAATACTAAACAGTATGACGTTATTAAAAATATTAGTGACCAGAACCAGATGTGAGTTGTTGTTGATGTATTCCTCAGTGATAAAATATTTAGAATTATTAGCATAAATATCAAAATATAAAATTTTAGTGGGTTGCACAAATCTCCAGTATGCCTTTTATTGTACAGTGTAAGATATGAATATAATATACCAATGAACATGAAGGTTGTATCGAATTGTAAATTTAATCTGCTTGGACATATATGATAGAGAGATGACGAAATTCCTTCAAAAATCAAACATAGTCCAAGAGAATAATATAGCGATTTATTGCGGTATATACCCAAATCTTTTAGTTCATATAAATTTCCTCTTTTGAATCTAACAATAATAATATACACTAACCCATAAATTATATATAGTAAATTTGATATAATATTATTAAATGCTGGTATAAAGGACCACGCATATTTACATTTAAAATTATAATAACAATTTACAACATTATTCGACTGGAACATAACAAATTGAAATGAAGGTGTAATATAGAATAATCCGGATATAATAAGAAATTTTAGGTATAGTTCAAGACTAGTATTTAATTCTTCTTTATCATAGTTCAAATTAATATAATCTATTTTAATCATAGACAAAATATAGTTTATTTTTATAAATAATAAAATATTTTATAATATTATAAGTATGATTTCAACCAAACAGTCTATATCCGTTTGTTTGATAATTTCAGTATTCCTATTATGTTTACACATAAAATCTTGTTATATAGTAATACATACAAAAAAAGCGAATAATGTAGTTGAAGAAGCGAATAATGTAGTTGAAGAAACGAATAATTTAGCAGAAGAAGCGAATAATGTAGTTAAAGAAGCGAATAATTTAGCAGAAGAAGCGAATAATGTAGTTGAAGAAGCGAATAATTTAGCAGAAGAAGCGAATAATGTAG